TATTGCACTTTGGACATTTATATTCTTTCATTTATTTTTCCTCCCATACTCCCAATAACCGCATTCTCTCATACAGTACAGCGACGGTCTTGCGTCTGTATCCGTAGAAGTCTTTCGGGTTCATCGGGATATATCTTTCTTTGCTGATTTTCCTGTAACTTTTCCGGTGCAAGATATTCTCAACAACCATATCCGCTATCACCGTGTTCTTAGGGCAAGCTGACAAGGCGGCGCTGGTAAGCAGGTATCCGTACTCTGCCGGGAAGTCTTTCAGCATCGTGTTTAATTTTTCAATGTCCTCTGCCGGAATACCGTAGTCTTTCAGCTTTTTATTCCTTGTCAGCATACCGTTCTCCTTTCTATTCGTCTGGATGGTGTTTGTCGTACATGATCGCCACACATACAAGACTAACCACTCCAAATATAGTTCCAAGGGTGAATCCTAATAAGAATGTAATCATGCTTCCACCTCGCTATCCTCTGGCATCTGAAAGACCATTTTGTTCATAAGTACTTTTCCAATAGCTTCAGCCAGAAGTTCATTTTCTTTTCTGGCATTTTCATCGTATTCGTAAAACTTTTCGCCTTTTCCATGTTCTTCATATATATCTGTTTCGATCTTGGTTCTTTTTGGAGTGATTCTTGTAATCTTAACCGGAATAATTTTTCTATGTCGGAACGTCGATAACCACCCGCAATTCACCGTTCTGGCAATTCCGACGGTATCTCCTACCTTTAAATCGTCTCTGCTGATTTCTTTTAACTTAATATTCATTTCTCGTCCTACTTTCATTTACCCAAATGCTACCTGTCCGTTATTCTGTATATAAATCATCGGTGCAGCTTTACGCTCCATATCTCTCAATCAGCTCCTTATAATCATCACAAATCTGAATGTGATGCTTCTTTTCCAAATCATCAACCATTTCAGACAATGATGTTTTTCCAGAATTGATATCATTGATGTAGTTATTAATTCTTTTTACGGACTTCATGTAACGTTTCCATCCCCATCCATGTAATTCGTGCATTACATAGAACAAAATCACAAAATTCAGCACGTCAGACCAGTTCTTTCCATCCTCGAACCCATCATCAAAGGCTTTTAACTCCATCTCTTTTAACTCTTTCTGGCAGTTCTGGATAGACTGTGCGAACATATGAGATTGTTTATTTGTATATGGAATGAATGCTTTCTTTTTCTGCTTGATTTTTAGGCTTCCCATCCAACAAACCTCCTTATGTTTTCTGTTAAAGCATCAAACTGTTTTAACATCTTCCGGCATCCGTTTCTAGTCACCTGCATATCTTCAGCGGAGTCATCTATCCAATATTTGCCGTCAATCAGATAGCTGTTATCCAAGAATGTACGGAATCTGCATTTTGTAAGTCCGAATTTATTCATGATTTCTCTTTGTGTCAAGGACTCTACAAATTCACCGTCTGCTGCAACAATGTCATAAAGTTTCATTTTATCTCCTTGTTTATCTTTCTTATTCCGTACCCAACTGGAGTATATGCCCTGTCGGTACTGGGGTGGTTCGTCTTGAGCAAACCATCATCAACCAGATTATTGATATGCTTCCAGACCGTAGCTCTCCCGGCATCCACCCTTTCAGAAATCTCTGTAATCGACGGTGCATATCCAACCAGTTTAATATAACTGACGATATACATATATATTTCTTTTCTAAGAGCCTGTCCCTGTTCGTATTTGTTCTTAGTGTTGTACATTTTTTCTCACTTCCCTCTGTTTGGAATCTAATAACTTATTAAAAGCGACTAGACAATTCTTGATAAACTGTTTATCATTATCATCAGGACACATTTCCGCATACTCTCCAAGCTCTATCAGACGATCAGTGGCCTGCTTAGAATATTCGTCTGTAAGTTCTACTGAATAGAAATCTTTTATAACTTTCCAAAATTCAGTCATAAATCTTTGAATATATGGAATATCCTTTGCTTCTACTTTTATTTTTATCATCCCCTTTGAGTATTGTATACAATATACTGTATACGCTCTATTTAATTTTATTTTATAAATATAATATATTTATATTATTTTAATACAAGTAACCCACAGTAACCGAGATGTAACCGTACTAATTTGTGTAAACCATTGATTTTACAGGTAGGTAACCGAGTAACCGAGTAACCCTGACTTTCTCATATAGGGAAACTTTTATACTCAATATGTGCATATAAATACTCAAATATATATATACAGAATCAAAGGTTACCTAGGTTACCCGGTTACCTTTTGAACGAATTGTTTGTTAATCAAACACAATATCGTCCGTAATTTCAAAATCATCACTACAATTCACGAATCCTTTCGGAATTTCATCTACAATTTTCAAAAACACACATTTGGTGACAATTCCGTCAAGTTTTTTTGCTTTGGTCGGATAACCTCTGCTGTCAGTTTCCACAAGTCCCTTCTTAACAGCCCATGACAAAAATGCTTTTCTTGAGAATCTTCCGATTTTGCATAAATCATCAAACGCTGCGCTATAGATTATTGCAGTTGACGTTTTTTCTACCGGATTATTGTCGATAATTCCCCACCTTTCTGTTTTTATATCCGGGTTATCATCGAATTTAATTCCGTTCATGGCAATCTTATCAAGCACGAACCAGTAAGCGCGTTCGTTTTCAGATACCATTTCTTTCTCTGTCAGAAGATTCTTAGCCGTCTCAATGTCAATGTACTGGCCATCATGGAACAGCTGATCTGTTGCGATTTTATCTGCTGTCAGGATAATGCTCATTGATATACTCTGCTTCTGCATTTTATCATCGTCCTGTATAAGACTCTGAAAATGCTTCTGCATGGCTTTTATATCGTCAATGGACATTTCCTTAACTACATTCACAAAATCAATTCCTGCGTACCCGTAGTTCTTTTTAAGCGTATCTGCGGTAAGCTGCGGATCATCAAATATTTTCTCAGAACACTCAACCTCGATGATTCGGTTAATCGCTCCGCCCTGGCTGACATACCCAGCGAGCGGTCGTTCACCGTTAGTCAGAATACAATTCTGCCAGCGATTCTCCCGATTAACACCCAGCTCCTTGTTGGAACGGCTCTTTCCTTTTCCAGAACACAGGTCATATACAATTCCTTCGAAATTATCCCGGATTTTAGCCGACACTTTGGAAGTATCGTCCAGGATCAGCGGTAAGTTGTTGAGCACATCAGACTTTGCTTCCAGAGCCACATCTGTTGTCTTGAAGTCTCCTATGTATCGTGATTCACCCGGATTCGCCCAGACGGAAGCTCCTAACATAAGCGTCACAGTCTTACCACCCTCAGTTTCTCCCCAGAGGTCTACAAAGAATGGAAGAGCACCGACCAGTTTGATCAGAATACTGGCGAAGCTTGCAGCTAACATGATTTTTGGTTCAATCCTTCCGGTAGCACGAACTTTCTTCACGTGTTCATACCATTCTGTTCTGCTGCCACCTACGCTGATACTTTCATACAGTTGTCGAAACCTCATATCTCCATCGAATACAATATCCTTGTCGTAAGGTAAGAAATAGTCCCTAATCCACCCGATTTTACTGGATGAATACTGAATATTAATGTAATCATCATTTGCATTCTCAACGTCTGACAGATACCGGACAAGGAACTTCGCATTCTCAGAAGTCACTGAAATGCCAAGCGCGGATAAACCAACAATTTTACTGGCTGATGCAACCATAGTTTTTGGCACAATAACCTCGGACCATTTATTATTCCTCTTATAGATTAACTTTATCTGTTCTTCCCCGGTCTCCAGATTCTTCATTCGTTCGATTGGAAGAATAGGGTGATAACAAGCTATAATATCCGGTGATCCTGGATTCGTATTTGATATTCTGATTCCATCATCATCCGCTACCCAGTTAAGGCACTTCATTCTGTCGTATTCGCAATCAGAGAAGTTCGTCCACTGATCCAGCATAGATAACGTCCTATTGCTTTTCTCTTGCTCGATTATCTGTTTCTGAACCTTGGTGTAAGCTTTTAGTAAATCTTCAAATTTCTTTTTAACTCCAAGTGCTTTTGCCCTGTCCAGAAGCGTCAATGTCAAACGTGCCTTGTAAATTTCATCTTCTTGCTTGAATATCTCATTAAACACTTCTTCTTCCAGAATTGATTCCGATGTGAGCTTATTAATCTGTTCCATTTTCTTTAATCACCTTCTTCCAATCCTGTTAGAAATCCATGCTCATATAACGCAAGCTGTAATTTGTTCCATGCTTCGCACCATCCATCTGATAATGGCCTTACTCTGCCAAGAATAGACCTGTAAAAATCAATATCGGACAAACATTCCTGCAATTCTTCATTCTTCTTCCGTTCTGCTTTCTCTCTCATTTCTTTTTGCTTCTGAGCGTGATATATTGCCATTCTGGACGAAAAATCAGGTTTATGGTATGTTCCGCCAAGAATCTGAAAGGCTGTCTTAAAATCGCAATTATCCATGTTCTGGACGAATGTAAAAATGTCACCAGTCGCACCACATCCGAAGCAATAGTAGCTGTCTTTGTAAATTTTCATTGAAGCAGTACGGTCACCAGAATGAAATGGGCAACTGATAAAGCCAGCTCTGTTCGGAATCATTCCGTATCTGGCAAGAACATCTCTCATACTGTTCTGCTGTTTAATTTTTTCTTTGTCCATCCGACAGAATCTCCATTATTCGTTTTCCAGTATTTTTCTTGTCACAAAATAGGAACTCAACGCCATATTTTCTCTGCATTGTGCATAGAATTTTGTACAGCGTATCGCCGTGCATAACTTTCTGTTCTTGCTCAATCCAGATACCATTTTTCTTAACCCGCTTCTTCGCCCTGGGATTCTCCCACCAGAGAACATCGTCCAGCTTTTCGATTCCTTTCCCGTGTTCGCATAAGAAGACAAGTTTTATTCCTGCTTCATTTGCCCGGATAATTTCAGATCGGAATCTTTCATGCTGCTGACATACATTTCCGCATAACTCTGCAAGGTTCTGTTTTCTATCAACTACTAAACGCGGGTTATCATAATTCATGTAATCACCCACATACAGCTTTGACACGAACCATTTTTCCCCTGCCTCGTCAAATGCCTTTTTAATGCCATCAATAACTTTCTGATGTTCTCTGCTATCAATCTGTATCAATTAAATGGCATCTCCTCGTCGATACCATCAGGAATGCTCATAAAGCCGTCCGGGTCGGCTTCTGGATTCGGTGTAGGCAATGCTGCCTGTGCCTGTGAAGAACCTTTGCTTTCGCCGAATTCGATTTCCTCGACAACAATATCTGTTGTATATATCTTCACGCTGTCTTTATTCGTATAGGATCCTGTCTGGATTCTTCCAGATAAATCTGCTTTCATTCCTTTTGTGAAATATTTTTCGATAAATTCCGCAGATTTTCCAAATGCAACACAATTAAGGAAGTCCGCTTTCTGATTAGAACCCTCTTTTACAAATCTTCTATTGACTGCAATGGAAAATCTTGCAATTGATGTTCCATCATTTGTATATCTGACTTCTGGATCTCTTGTAAATCGTCCTGTAAGAATAACTTTGTTCATTTTTTATTCCTTTCCACTATGCTGCTTATCGTACTCAATCAACATTTTGAGACATTTTTGCCCTTTTTCTTTTGTGAGTCCTTTCGCATCGTCTACCTTGAAACGAGTTTTAATCTGTTCAAACAAGTTAGAATTCGGATATTTGTCAATGATGTTCTGGATGCTCATTACATTTTCTGAAGTAATCATCTCAACAGGTTCTTTTGATTCTGGCTTTTTAGCTGATGTTTTTCCGCTGCTACCTGCATTAGTAGAATCACTGTCTTTGTTGTCATCAATGCAGAACAAACCATTCAGCGCATACTTTCTTGCATAAGATGACGCTGCGCCTGTAACCTGGGAAGAATCCATGCCTTTTTTTGACTCTTCTTCCCTTGCATAAGCAACGGTTGTAATTTCGCCGGTATCTTCACAGTCGTTCAGATGAGCTTCTGCCCTGACGTATATTCTATCCCCGACAACTTCCATCCGATCTGTGACGCTTAACACAGTCTTTGTTTCTGCCAGAAGCGGTTTTACAGCCTCCAGAATATCCTCACAGCTCCTGTATTTGTATTTCCCGAAGGAATTGTACTGTCCTTTAGGGGCTTTCAACTTTGACTGAATAATACCTAACTTCTCATATATATTCACTTCTATTCCTCCTTGTCATAAATCACATGCTTACTGCTCTCGATAATCAGCAAACTCGCAATATCTTTCATTGATAAGGTTGATTCGTTATAGATTTCAACCAGTGCGTTGTATGCACCTGCTGATACTTTCACAACTGGGTTATCCTTATCGGTTACAGGCTGTTTCTTCCTTGCCGGAATACGGATTTCAAATTCACTCATTGCTTTCCTCCTTATATGATTTCTGAGCCGTTAAAAGCCCGTTCAGAGCCTGTACGTAGCTCGCTAACGTTCTTGCCTTGTATGATTCTTCGATAGGGTTATCCGGGACTGTGGCAAGTTGTATGTCGATTAATCTCAATACTTCTTGAATGCGTTCGTCCATACTTACACCGCCTTAAAGAAACAATAAAGGTTATCTGATGCATCTCCGAACTTCTCTCCATCGATATCTTCGGCTTTGTGGTATTCCACATGGTCAAGAGACATATCGCAGTTTTCATAATCCAATATGTGATCCCCTCTGGACTGAAGCTCTCTGAGCAGTTCATTAATACATCCTGCTATCTCCAGACTGGGAAGAAGCTTCATAATTACTATCTGCTTACTCATTTGGACACTTCCCATCTATCAGAAGTTCCAACAAGAAAGCTTTGATTATTCTGAGACTTTCGCGACTTGCATTTTCATAAAATGGGTTAAAAGATACGCTTTGGTACAAATCCCACTTAAACACGTCTTCGGGAAGATTAACATTTTCCTTCCTTTTGAGTCCACATACGTGCATGTCATAAATTGAATAACTGAATGTGACACTTGCTGTCGGAACTTCGTTCACAACTCTTTTGCATAATCCATATATTTCATCAATCTCTTTCTCGAACATCTTCTTATCCTCCTTATTTCCTACCGCCAGTCTGCTTCCATCTGGCGTACTGCCCATGCTGCCGAGATACCGAAAAAGATGTTCAGCCAGATAGGTATATCCACATATTTCCCGGCGAGTATGCATGTGGCGATCAGCATATACTCTTTCATTTTATTTCATTTCTCCTGCAATCCACGCAAGGTTGCTCGCCACCAGCGCGGCGACTGTCACAATCCATGCAGTGAACCATCTTCTTGATTTCTTCTTACTCTTCTCGACAATTTCAGTCGCAAGTGCTACTTCGATATCAGCCCATGTTGGCTGATTTTCGTTTTTAATTTCACTCATATCTAGCTAATTTCTCCTTATTTTTTCTTATTTGTCTTTACAATTAGCAGATAGAGAACTATAATGTATCTATCCACTAAGGTGTTTTAGTGGTGCAAAGCTCCGGGGCGGAGGCCCAATCTCCCTCCGGGGCACTCACTTATTAAGAGCAGCCTTACCTTTCCAGACATGTCCAGTCACTTCATAGACTTTCCTAGGGCTTATGATGTATGTAATTCGTCCACCGGAAAGGCTTTTTGCTGGCTTGTTATTCTGCACAGCCACGCCAATCGGTAACCATCCATACACAATCCCTGCCCGGATTGCTGTAATAGGAAGTCCGATCAGTTGACTCGCGTCGGCTACGGTCAGGATTTCTGATGAGAATTCTGGCATCTGTGGAATGCCTGATATGATTCTCGCAACCTCTGCGGCGAACTGATGAATCTGTGCATTCTGCTCTACGTAATTATCAACTGCACTCATATAAACCTCTTTTCTAACTGATACTCATTTGAGCGTTACAGTCACGTATCATCATTACTGTATTGGTGCATGGATGCCAATTTCTGACATATTCCATAGATTCTTCAAATCTCAGCTTAGGAATGTTATTGCGGGCATTTACTGTGAAGTAAGTCTTTATATCCCTGTTGCATTCAGCAAATACTTTCTTGCCAATTTCCTTGTAAGCATTTGATTCTTTCCCACCAAGGTGAGCAATTACGACACTTGACACTAAGTCCCTAATAGCTTCCTGCTGTGCATAGTCAATAGTCATGGTGTTTTCAAGTCTGTTAAGCCGTTCTTCGTGATCTAAGAATCCTGTCGCAATAACCTGTATCTGTTCAACTGTCGTCAGTGGTTTCCGGTATGAGCCTGTCTTTCTGATTGTCGGAAGAACTTCATCCATAACCCATGATTCGAATTTCTCTGCTGATGGAAGTTTCGATTTCATAATCAAGCGGTACAAATCTCCCTCATTTATGTATGACATTGACTGAATTCCACTAGATGTAGGGGTGTCGTGTTTTACGACTCCCTTGCAATGCCTTGATACGGCATCTCTGGGATTGTTGTATCCAAGAGCTTTTGCAACATCAGTTCCGACAAAATACGGTTTCCCGTCAATTTCTATTGTTCGAATTTCTCCGAACTCCCCTGAATTAAAAATCTGTAATTCGTTCATAAGTCTCCTTTCTTGTGGTATACTCCCAGTAGACGGGAGGCGATATTGTGTATCTCAACCGATTTATTGTTTCGATTCTTACCACCCTAGCGCTAAACGGATTAAAACTGTTGTCGCACTTGCTACAATTGCTGGAATCACATATTCCATAATCAGATGGCGTTTCATATTTTTTTACCTCCTTACTTTGCTTTTATCTCTTAATACGATTTTTATTCAACCTATTGTATTTCCTTTCCCCTCTACCTATAATGCATTTACAGGCACCGACATGCCGAGTATAACGAAAGGGGAATTATATGGTTGAAACAATTACACGACTGTATCATTGCCACAAGATTCACAAACACGTGACTGTTTATGAAGAGTATGAGGTTTCTGATAGCGGTCGCCACCTACTGCGGTGCTCATGTCCATATCATCAATACACGGAAATGAAGCCGCACTGTGATGGGTATAATGACCATGGTTTTCAATGTGGTTATGCAAAAAATCAATAACCAGGCTCACTAACTCATCTGGTCGCTCACTTGGCGATAGATAACAGTAAAGCCGAAGGTCACATTTGCAACAGTCTCCACCAGATTCTTTGCAGTGTTGACTGACGGCTTTATTAAATTGTAATGCGTCCATTTATGCTCCTTTCTAATTCAATTTAATTGAAGTTATTTGGCACAAAAATAAAGTCCATAGGAATTCCAGAAAGCTCACTCATTTTTCTGAGCTGTGATAATGTCGGCTCTGTTTTTCCTTTTTCCCAATTAACTACAGTTGCATTGGAAATACCGAATATTTCAGCCCATTCTTTCTGATTACATCCTGCGTTTACTCGAACAGCTTCTAATGAAATTTTTGGCATTTGCTCATCTCCTTTCTTAACTTCTGAGCTTATTATAATTCAACTGTATTGAATTGTCAACACCAAAATTCAAAATAATTGAATTAACTATTGAATTTTTTATAAATATGATGTACAATACAAAATGTAAGGAGGAAAAGAATCATGACAACCATGACAACTGAAGAACAGAAAAAGATCTTCTCGAATAACCTTAATAAGTACATTTCAAGAAGTGGGAAACAGCAAAAGGAAATCGCTGAAGCCATTGGAACAAACGCATCTACATTTAATATGTGGTGCAAAGGTAATTCGATGCCAGGAACCGGAAAGATTAGAGCCTTAGCCGATTATTTCCGAATAAGAATGTCAGATTTGACAGATTTAAAAGAGAATCAAGACCCTGATATTGAATTTGGAGATGTAGTTACAAAAATCGAGCAGTCAGACCCTCGTTTCAAAAGAATAATTCTTGAATACGATAACCTGCCGCCCGATAAAAAAGATTTGTTATGTGATTTTTTTGAGAAGTTTATTTTCTAAAACACAAGGGTAGGAATCATTTTCCTGCCCTTTCTTCCTTATAAGCCCTTTTTACGCATCCGTAAATAAATTTTATCATTGATTCATTATGTATTTTCTGTATCATCTCAATAATCTCTTTCTTATAATCCATAAATAACCCTCCCTGTCACAACTACCACCTACACTACAGTATATGTCCGGCTTGTGGGAAATAGAACCGAACATTAGTTCGCTTTTGCTATTATACCACCTATTCCGACTCTTGGCAACTGCCAAATATACACATGGACTTTTGTTATTTCATAGGCAAACTTTACAATCTCAAAGAGAATTATGCTTTCGCAGAATAAAAATGCGAGATTGCAGACTTTTCCACTGCCATCATCTGTATGCGGATACTTCTGAACAGAATTGTCCTGATACACCATATACGAATGCACTATCTGCATATCTTTCTGATTATTGTTGGAAATTATCTTTTGTGGGGTACATACAAGACATAATATCTTATAGACTATTAATAGAAGTACAAAGCACTTAAAACATTTCTTTTTCATCTAAATCACTCTATTTCGTTCTAAATCTTTACAACATACTCTTAAAATGATAAAATAAAAATACCACGAATAACCGTACTTTACATAACATTGCAAAATCAGCGGTGCAAAATACATAATCCGCATGAAAAGTGCGAAGCGTGGCGAAAACATATTAGGAGGGTGTTTATCATGGATGAAAAGAAAAAATATTGTAAGCACTGCGGAGAACTTATTGACGACGACTGTATAGTATGCCCTAAGTGTGGAAAACAAGTAGAGCAGTTGACTTCTAACAACAGAGACATCATCATTAACAATTCTGCATCTTCCTCTGCGTCCTCAGCGGCAAGTTCAGGCGCGCCGTATATAAAACGGAAAATGCCATGGTATTTAAGTTGGTTTTGGATTTTAATATTGGGTGCTTGTTCTGGTGGAATTTATTGGATTGTAGGAATTGTAATGAGAGTAAATTGGAAATCACATAATTAAATAAAAAACCGCCCTGGCATTGGCGTACCGGGACGGCATTTATACATCTCCGAAGAAATGTAATATTCTGGCAAACATATTGTATCATCTTCGGAGCAGTCGAACAAGACAGAAAATTTGTTCGACTGTTATTTTTATACCTAAAAACAGCTACATAAAGAAAAGAGGAATAAAAATGGCGAAGAAAAGAAAGAAATATCCAAAACTGCCGAATAACTTCGGCTCTATTCGGTACCTTGGCAAGAACCGGAGAAACTGCTTCGCAGTGCATCCGCCAGCTACACTGGGCGATAATGGTAAACTAAAACGTCCGCCGGCAATCTGCTATGTGGATGACTGGATAAAAGGCTTTACTGTCCTGACAGCATACAAAGCCGGCACGTATCAACCCGGCATGGAGCGGACTCTTGAGGTATCTCCTACAACCGACATAGATACTCTTATAAGCCGCTTAATTGCCGACTACAATACAATCAAGGGTGTCGAGGATAAACACCCGGAAATCAAGAAATTGACGTTCTCAGAGGTATATAAACAGTTTTATGCGTGGAAGTTCCCAGAGGGGACAAAACTGTCGTACAGCTCAAAGGAAGCATACCGGACAGCTTATACGAACTGTACTGTTCTGCACAATCGCATATTCGAAGATTTAAAGGCTCCTGATATGCAAAAGGTTATTGATGATTGTAAGCTGAAAAAGCAAAGCCAGATGGCTATTTTGACTCTGTTCAAGCAGATGTACAAATATGCAGTTTACTCAGAAATTGTAACGGAAAATAAGGCATTATATGTCCATGTCAACGCTGATAACGACACCGAACATGGAACGCCATTTTCTGATCAGGAACTACAAACTTTATGGGATAATGCCAACGATCCAGAAGTGCAGCTCATTCTTATTATGTGCTATTCTGGTTGGAGAATCGGTGAAGTGTTAAAACTTACAACCAACCTGGAAGAGAAATATTTTCAAGGTGGAATCAAAACAAAAGCGGGTAAAAACAGAATCGTCCCGATACATCCTGCCGTATATCATTTTGTCGAACAGAAAGTACTGGCACAAGATGGAAAATTATGTGTATATACTCAGCAACACCATAGAAAAGCATTGTTCTATCCTACACTGGAACGATTAAAAATAGTCGGCAATCCGAAACACACGCCGCACGACTGCCGACACACCTTTTCCGCACTGTGCGAAAAATACGGTGTCCGGGAGAATGACCGAAAACGAATGCTTGGCCACTCCTTTGGCGGAGATGTTACAAACGGAGTATATGGCCACAGAACGCTAGAAGAACTTCGGACAGAAATAGAAAAGATAAAAGTTCCATTTGTGACTAACTGTGACTAACGGAACCCATTTTAATCTTTCTAAGACAACCGAAATATCATTATCGAAATGCCGGAAACCCTATTAAAATCAACGTTTCTAGCGATTTTGCAAGGATTTCCCACATTTCATTTTCATTATTCTAATTTTATTAATTGTGACCAACAAATAGAATTTAGAAAATTGCGCAAATGCCCATAAATACAGTGTTTTTGGCACTATTATATTAGGAAACAATATTTTTATTTGTGACTAACGTGTGACTAACGATAACAGTCTAAAACTTCCGAAATGATACAAAATATGTTTAAAGATAAAACTCCCGGGGTAATTCCCCGGGAAAATCATTTAGAAATTTCTGTGATTCTGGTGAATGCTCCTTTTGGAACAAATTCAAAAACAAACCCTTCTGCCGGATGCGGGATGCGGATAAAATACCATTTCAGCCCTGAACTGTCAGTTTCTGTGTACTTCATCACCTCTACAACTGCACCTTTTTTCAGTTTTGGAAACAGCTTTGACGGGCTGTTTTTGTTTGATTTTGTATAGCATTTTGTGTCCTTTTTGATCTGTGCAATATAGGCTCTGGTGTTCTGCTTTTTGGTTGTATCTGAGTCTGAAACTGACGTTGTATTTTTAACTAAACTGTAATTTGGAGTACAGAATTTTGTTCCGGGAAGGTTGCTGTTGTAGTAACTTTTCTGACATACGCCACCACCATTTGCGATAATTGTAGAGCCACCAGAAGTGTTTCCTTCGACTGTCCAGAATCGATCTCCTGATACCTTTGTTACGATTCCGGTATGTGTAAATGTGCCATTTCGATAAAAAATAACAATATCTCCAATCTTCGGATTGCTGTTCAGGGTAAACAAATCCGCCATTGTCGGACAGTAAACGTATGGCCAGTGCTTCAAAAGTTTCTTCGCTGTGTCTAAGCCGAATGCTTTCATGAAGCACCAACTCACGAATGCAGCGCACCATGGCTGCCTTTGATAATCCGGTTTAATATCTCGCCAGTATTTCGTATAATTATTTTCTCCGACATTTGCTGTCTTACTATCAAGCTGACTATTGCTTGCCTTTTCAAGATATCCGGTTTCATTCTTTGCGATCTGGATTAATTTATCAATTGCTTTCATGTCTGTCTCCTCACTTTCCGGGAAATATGTTTTCAACGCATTATAAACAAATCTCTGTCTGTCCTTATATGCTCCCACCTGATTCCCTGTGTCCGTCTGGCAGGCTGCATAGAGATTATCAAGCGTATATGGCTTCTGAGTCTTTGCTAAAATCCTCGTTACTGCTCCCTGTCCGCCTTGGTGTCTAAAGTTCACGCACATAGCTTGCGCTCTGGCGTCTGTAACGCCCTGCTTAAGGGCTTCGTCTGCATAGGTGGATAACTGTTCATCCATAAGGCTATCTTGGCATTTAACGCCTAAATCGGACGAGATAAGAGCAACTATAGTGTCTGCGAGCTGTGATACCCTGGAAATATTAAAACATTCCCAGTTTGCGGTCTGGACCTGTTCCAAAAGTCTGACCTTGTCTATCTTCTTCCACTGTTCCGGGTCGGCATCGTAAATTCGTTCCAGAAGTGTTTTAGCTTCGATTCCGTACCACTGTCCCGCCCCGATTGTGATTGCGTGTTCTTCAGAAGAATTGGTGTAGGCTTCCGTGAAGTCCGAATAATCCTGCTGTCCGTAAACCTGTTCGCCAGTTTCGACCGCATAAATAATTTTCCTGAGAACTACTTTTTGATTATTTGTCATACAAAAATCCTCTCAAATTTTTCCTGCGTGCATAACGTTTACTGTAGTGAACCTGCTCTTTCTACCGTCCCATCCTCATTCAGCACATAGTCATCTTTTTTCAACTTTTCAATCACCTTTGCATTCCACAGCTCAGGAACATCTGTCCATTTTTTCAGCCCATTGATTACTCGTTCTTCGAAAAATTTAACCATTGTTTCCACCTCCAATGCCTGCAACTAAAGTAGCCAGTTCATCAAGTGCCGAATCATGCGTTGATACAAGTTCAGCCAGACCGTCAATACCATCACCATTAATTAGAATTTTACGATTAGATTCCGCATTAAGCATTTGCATCACCAAGTCAAGTTTTTCAGACATTTCATTCAGTCTGTTTGAAACTCTATTAATTGCTTTATAAATATTTGCAATTTCCTTTTTATCCATATGCACCTCCTGTTCTTAGCCATTCAGCTATAAATAATTCATTAATTTACTAGGATTTTAGAAACATAAGCAAGGGGCGAGGCTCCTTTCTTGACTGGCATCGGCGATGTTCGTATTCCCTGTCGCATTCACAACACAGAAGGACTCATTGGCACTGCGGCAAGGCGAACGCTCCCACCAAATCCCAGACGCATAAGAATTGCTAGTTCGTGGGCTTTTATACCTGTTTGCGGTCGCATTCTTAAAGTATTGATACTGTGTTCCTTCACCTCCAAAAGAATATGAAGTGTTACCAAAAATTTCGATTTCAGATAGTAAGAACGCATAATCGTTTGAAGTCTTGATTGTACTACTCTGACCTCCCACAGATGTCAGCTTTTTAACCTGTTTCATCATGCTTTGGACATAAGCAGGTAAACATTTCTTGTACACATTATTACACCATGTACGTCTTTCACAACCTTCCCAACCGCCGCTATTCATATCTGAGCTATTCATATAACCACATTCATGAGATGCATCGAGAGAATTGTTATATTCTGTCGTAGTGTCTAAATACAGCAGGCGTTCCGTCTGAATTGTAATAGCGGCTTTGGCCTTGCCATTGATAGCAGTTACCAAGTCGTCATGTTCAATTCCGATGATCACATAAGCATAATCATTTGCTTTGTGTGACTCACTCACGCCTGTTGCATCCATAGCATTGTGATGGATGGTTCTCTTGTCGCCAACCGCCCAATATTCGCCAATATTGATTTTACCTGCGTAGTGCGCTTTAATCATCCTTGCTATTTCAGCATCCGTTCCGTCAGCGAATGTGACAATCTTCAATTCCCCTGGTTCACCGAGAAGTCTGTTTCCTGTATCGTAGTTGTATACGCCATCAGTGTTGTATGGGAACAGCACGAAGTAATATTGTTTGTCGCTTGTTAACCCTGTGACTGTATAGCCTGTGGTTTTGTATTTATCTCGAACCGTATTATCAACCACAAGCGTTCCGTCATCTGGATTTGCAGGATAGCCCGTTTCTTTCATTACAAGTTTTGTGCCAGCCCATGTAGAAAATGTTGAGCCACTGATTACCGTGTTTTCAGGGTCTTGCCATTTAATTGTGACAGATGTGTTTGCATTTTCAATTGTTGGGTTGTTTACGGGTTTAGGGGTAACGGTCACGCCTCCGCCTTTTGCGTGGAGTGTTCCGTCTTCGTCTATGAATGTTGTCTTACCGTCGGGCTTAACCTTGCCAAGAGTTTCAGTTGTAGCAATCGGGACAGTCGCATCACTTCCCTTGTCCCCTTTTGGTCCTTTGATGTTTACTGTTTCGGGATTGGTGATTCCATCTGTGTTGCTCCAGCTTATGTTTCCATCAGTGTCTACACTTGGAATGAATGTAGTGCCCTTGTCTCCTTTAGGCCCGGCATCCCCAGCCTCTCCCTTTTCTCCTCGCGGCCCAGTATCTCCTTTTGCGCCCGTATCGCCTTGCGGTCCGGTAATATTTACTGTCTGGGGGTTTTCAAGTCCCCCGTCATTACTCCAACTTATATTTCCTCTGCTGTCTACAACAGGAGTAAAGGTGATTCCTCGCACGCCAGCATCGCCTTGCTCGCCTTTTGGACCAACTGGTCCCTGTGGACCTTGCAGCCCAGTATCGCCTTTTAGACCCTGTATTCCCTGCTCTCCTTTTTCTCCGGGGTCTCCTTTTATGCCCTGCGGTCCCGGGTCGCCCTTTGGCCCTTGCGGACCAACTGGTCCCTGCGGACCTTGCGGCCCTTGAATCCTGCCAGCATTGTTCCAATTTGTGCCGTTAAAAACCCACATTTCTCCATTTATTAAATACGCGTCGTTCTTCTCTGCGCTTAAAGGGAGGTCTGCCTCAGATTCTTTTGTACCAAGGATATTAAGAGATGTTCCATCATTTCCTTGTTCACCCTTTTCTCCTTGTGGGCCTTGTGGACCTTGTGGACCAACATCTCCTTTTTCACCTTGTGGTCCCTGCGGACCTTGAGGCCCTATAATATTACCAACATTTTCACTATCACCATCTGAAAATGTTATTGTCAAATTTCCATCTGTGTCGATACTGACCGCTGTGATAGAGATACCCCTTAGTGATTCTTTCTGCTCGGGTGTCAGCGATTCAAATGCTACGGTGCCATCCGCACCCTTTTCTCCCGGATCACCTTTATCTCCTTTTTCACCCCTTGGACCCTGCGGGCCAGCAGGACCCTCTGCGCCTTTCTCTCCTTTATCTCCTTTTTCGCCTTTTGGACCCTGCGGGCCAACAAATTCTCCGGCATTGACCATCTCTGAAATATCCTCAATGGAACACAATCGTCTTACATCATTAGCCGCAAATGCAATGTATAAGGCTTTGCCAGATGGAACAGAAGGGTCATTGCCAAGAATCGCAACGGGCTCTCCGGGACGAATTTTCGACGTATCAAAATCGGAGTACATACCGCGCCGGAATTGTATTGTGTATGTATTGGCCATATTAGACTTACCTCCTTATAAAAGGAAATTATTCCTTATGTAATTCTTTACAGAATCAAGATTTTTCTGCACGCTGTCATCCATCACGAGAAAATTGCCTTTATTGTTCTGACTGATGATACTTCCTGTGCTTTCGTCTACTTCTGAATAGGTGTAAGCAATGCGACTTCCTTCTCCAGTGCTGAGATTCATAAAACTTGTAAGAATTTTTTTCATGATATTTCCTCCATTTCGTCAATAATTTTTTTCCTGTTATTAAGAAGCTCTTTTTCGTAATCGGGTTCTGATATTTCAAGGCTTTTACTGTAGTCTGGCTCTGGCATGTCTGTGTCTATTGCCCTATCGTAAGCTGTTTCACTTGCATCAGCAAAACGCATGTGTTCATAGTCAGCTTGACGCGCTTTGACTTCAAATGCAAATTTAAGCCCCGGAGTACCTTTTACAGTGAAATATGTCTGTTCTTTTTGGTCTACCCAACAATCTCCATCTCCTTCCTTTTGCAAGAACACATAATATTCAATCCTTACATTAGTAGATTCTTGGAATATGTCATCTATGTCTATCAGACATGTGCCGTCTTCTGATATGGATGCTTCTCCGATGTCTCCAAACATGGGGGATGCCATTTCGTAGCAATAAAACGCCTGTGTACCATAGTTTTTTGTTGGAAAAATCCTCTTCTTTGTCCCTCGGACACTTAAATCCGCAAGGTCCGTTCCCGTTCCGATGCTATAGAAATGACCACTGGCTTCTACGTGTGTGCCTGCTTTAACTTTTCCTGATGCTGAAACACTGCTCGCTGAAACGCTGCTCGCCGAAACGCTAGTATTAAACGAGGCTGAACTTGCATGTACGGTTCCTGTATAAAGATTGATTCCTCTAATACGCGTTCCATACAATGTCCCGTACCCCGGTACATATATTCCTGTATTCGTCTCTGAATAGATCTCTCCAGTTGAAGCATCTAGTATTACTTCTCCATACGTGCCACTTGCTGAAAGCTTTTTAATTCCAACTTTCCATCCTGCTAATTCGCCTGTGTTAATATAATCGGCATTCATGTACACATTGCCATTTGATAGATACAGACCTTTATTACTACTGTTATCGCTTAGCACATCAATAATCTCTTGTTTAGTCATCTTTCCTATATCGAGATCACTAAGCGCATTGTCTGTATAACGATTCGCATTCGATAACGCTGTCGAAGCTTTATCTTCCGCAACGCTATATATTGTATCACCGTTTGTTAACGCAAATGTATTAGGTCTGAGCGTAACATTTCCGTAGTTATCAATCGCAAATGTTGACGTTCCAGAACTGTTTGTAACGTTGATGTTCTTCAGATTAATCAAATCAGCTGAAATCTGACCTGATTTAATATAAGAAGCGTTTATATACAGATGTCCGTTCTGCATATAAATTCCCTCTTGCTTACCGTTATCCGTTAAAGCGTTAAAAACTCTTTCAAAATTGACAATTTTTTCAGCATCCAGTTCCTGCCAAGCGCCATCAGCCCCAGAAAACATATATACCTGGCTTGTAGAGAAATTCATGAAAATCGAGCCGTCATGCTTTTCATATTCTTCACTTTTCCACTTAGATGCCGGATAGTTTTGCAATGTTGGTACATACGTGCCGTAATAGTTCGGGATAATCACATTATTTTGAACTGCTTCATTCGCAACGTCCTTGGCGATCTGTTCAATAGTTCTACTTTTTAGCGTAAAGTTTTCAACTTCTAACGTGACAGCACCTGTATCAGCATCTATTCTTAATGTAACATTCCCGTTATTATCTTTCGCTGTGAAACCTCTTGTGTTAATCCATTCTGATTGAATGCCAATAGCGTAGAGAATATTCAGGACAACATCGCCATTACTGTCGAATCCGGCTTTCCATGTCTGGCCTCCGTCTACTGACAAAAAGAATCCATCGACACCTGTTTTATAAATTACTTTAGAATCAGCAAGCGTAGGCTTATCATGCCGGTACGTAATTACGGAACCATCTTCTTGTACTTCCTCTGTATAGAAGAAACCCAGCGTGTTCGCTGCAAGCTCGTTCATTTGTTTGAGCTTTACGTCATAGGCAGATAGTTTCTTCTCTATATCTTTTTTTGCTTGTTCTACCACTGCCTGCTGTCCACCAATAAACTCGCTTGCATCTTCTTCAGCACTCTTTGCGCTACAGCTCCATGATGTTGAGCCACCAAACACAAATTCTACATTAGTTGCAAATGATCTAAAAACACGATTCTTTGTGTCAATAAATTCGACTGGATCGCCGAAAGTGGCGTATCCGTTGGCAATTCCGTCACATGAGAAAGGACGCATTCGCAAACCGATTAATTGATTTCCAATAGCTTCGACTCCTGCCTGTGCATTTCCTGACAGTAGCTGATTATCAATAGTAAGTACATAGCCGTCCTGACCCGACATATATTCAATCTCGTCCTCTACGTACTTAACGCCTGTTACAATAACATCGTCTACATCATATTGTAGATTTTGAATCGAAAATAACGCGTGATAATCGTTATTGCTTAACGTACCACCATCAATCACAGTCCCTGTCGTCCACGGATTAAGCGCGCCACCATCCAGATTATCGCCACCTGTCCAATTTTTTACTGTTCCGCCATCGTAAATAGTCGTATTGGTAAATGTCTTATCAAACGTAATAATCCTAAGTAAGTCATTTTCGTCGATTCTTGCATTTCCACCGGCTATCCCGGCACACATTCCGATTACTGTACGGTATGTCGCATTAGATGGCGCTTTCTGAATCTGAAAGTCCGCATTTGGAAACATTGCATCTCCAAGAGTGATTCCACATTGCTGACAGCATTCTGAGAGCAGTTCTTTGACTGTACAAGGAAAAGACAGGTTAGAATCATATGTCTTATCAGCGTTATGCATTTTATCTAAGAGAGAAAGACTTATTTCGCTTGCCGTTGCAGGTTTCTTTGACACAATATAAGTACCTCTTTTTATAGTTTCTATCCTGTCAGATAACCGCACATTGAGAAAGATAACAAACCTTGCAGCATTAAAATTATATCCGTCAAAGCGTCCGTCATCATTTACCAATGATAAACTTGCCGTTTTTTCTATTGCTACACCCACCGGGAAGTCCCCAGAGTCTGCTGAATCTACGAGACTATTTCCAGACAGATAAAAGTCTTTTTTGCCTAGCTTAAGAGTTGCGCCATTTGACAATGTAACATTTGCTGTCACGTAATAATTTCTGTTTGTAAGAGATTCTTTTTTTAACTGAGTAGATACATTTATCAAATCGGCTCAATCCTCCTTACATTAATAGACAAATCCGTCCACTTTTCTTCCCCATCTTTTAAAGTTTGCGCAGCCATGTTGAAATTTGATGCGTAGAATGTTCTGTCTATCCATCTTCCCGGAACAGTTGGGTCTTTGTGATGGAATGTGAATTTACTTTTGTTAAGTACAGTATTTAGTATGGTTGCTATTTCAGCCCACGTAAGCTCTCCCCATTGCATGTCATACCCACCAATTGTCCCCATTGGCGTATTGTGCATAATCAAATCCTGACTTCTTTTAGAGTCTTCTGTAGAAGTGGTTGCGAACACCGGTTTGTAACTGTCCGGTGCTCTTATAACAACGTTGTCTATTTTAAACTGTTCCTGTGCCATATTCTTCTCCTTATGCTAACTCAAATGGGTTCTTTCCGTTTCGATTTCTTCTCATTTCAGCTTCACTGATAATAATATCTAACAGTTTTCTGCCAGATGCATTAACTGTAACATTGTAGGTATTTCCATCTCCCTGCCCTTTTCCTGACTCTTCCCGGACGATCTGCCGTAATAGGCTTTCCGGTGCTTCCAGGTTATTTCCTTTCTTCTGGTCACCTAATACCGCAAGGAATTCTGACCTTGGCGGAATAACTGCGCCACTGGCCAGATATGGGATAGTTCCGATACGTGGAAATGTCGCATGAAATCCAATAGTCTTTGAACCAAACGGTGTTGGAACAGTCCAGGGTCCAAAGGAAAATGCAGATTCAATTCCACCAATTGCATTATTAATCATCCCAACTGCATTATTAACAATGCTGATTGCCTGATTAATCGGAGCTTTAATAAAATCCACAATGCCTTCAAATGCAGATCTGACTGCATCTCTGGCGGCATTAAACTTATTGATGATAGCATTTTTTATCGCTTCTACTTTATTAGAAACAAATGTAGTTACATTTTCCCATACTTGGGATGTTTTATTCTTTACGCTATCCCATACGCTCGCAACTTTTGTTTTAATTGCATTAAATACTGTGCTGGCTGTGGATTTAAGAGAGTTCCAAAGGCCAGAAAGTGTCTTTTTGATTGCGTTCCAGATTGTTGAAGTCAATGCTTTAATCGCATTCCAAGCAGTGCTGATGATGCTCTTTATTATGCTCAACGCGCCTTTTGTTACGGTTTTAATTATCTCCCACGCACCCGACACAACATCTTTGATAAAATTCCATGTTCCATCCGCAATCTCTTTTATTCCCTGCCAAGCCAGTTCCCAGTCTCCTGTGAAAACGCCTACAAGGAAATCAATGATTCCGCTCAGAGTGTCTGCTACATCACCAATTATTTTAATTAATGATTTTATGACTTTTATTGCTACGGTGCCTACAACGTTAATTACTTCCGCCATAACTGGAAGCAAATTCGCAATTATCCAGTTAATTAAAGGCACTAACACCGATTCCCACAGAAGTTTCAGGGAATCAATAAGTTTACCGAGGAAAGTCTCTATCTTTAAAATTGCGTCCCCTAATGGTCCCTCTAATAGCCCTTTGATTTGTTCTGCTAGTCCTTGAAAAATAGGAAGAACGTACGTGTTATATCCAGTTATCAGAGTTCCAAATATGCTTGATAGTCCATTTGCTATAGAATCAAAGAACGGCTTTACGTGTTCATCGTATAACCTCGATATTGCGTCACTAAGGTTTTGAACAACTGTTAAGACCCCACTTGTTACAGTTTCTATTACTCCGAGGCTACCCTCGATTGCGGACTTTAAAATGTCCTTGTTGTCGATAAAAGGCTGCGCAATCATGTTAAGGATATCTCTGCCAAGTTTTGCAGCCGTTTCTGTAAGAACCATTCCGATTTCAGCAAAGATTCCGATTAAATCCGCAGTAATCTGCTGTGCGGTTTCTCCACCAAAAACTGAGAAAACATCCGCAAAGGCGACTGCAAGATTCCCTGCGATTTGCGAAATTTCAGAGCCGATATTGAACATATCTATCAGATAGTTCTTTATTCTTTGCGTGTTCTGCTTTAAAAACTTTTCAATTCCGCCTATAATGTTTTGTGCAATTGTCAATCCAATTCTGGCAAATGAACCGGCAACTTGTCCAATTGCATATGCAAATGAATCAAGAAAATTATTTGCTGCTTTAGTAACTTCTGAATCAGTAAAGATATCCTTTAAAGATTTCCATATGGAATCGAGATCCTTTTTTATTCCGTCAAGAATTGGTTCGTAATCTCCTAATCCATCCCAGAATCCTTTTGCGATTAACTTAGCCAACTGTTTAAATCTGTCGATTATCTTTTTTAGCGGTTTTGACATTTTATCAAGAACTGTCTCACCCTCTGCCAATTTTCCATAATCAACATTTTGTACAGCATCTTTCATCTGATCTGCAAGTCCGCCGGTTGCGCCCGGTACTTTTGACGATGAATCTGTGCTTTTATCCGTTGAGTAATTATTTATTTCGTCAAGAGGACTAAGATATCCTTTTGCCGCCTTAGTAGCTTTCTTAGTTGCATCTGCTGTATCATTTGTCGCATCTGCCAGCTTTTCGGCATTGTTGGCAGCATCTCCATATTGGTCTGCCGTATCAGCTATTGCATCTGTTCCGACAAGACCTGCACCACTTGCGCCTGTCTGGCCAGATGATTTCTTTCCAGTGATTAATTCCGTAAATGACTTGAAGGCATTTGCCAGAGTTGCCAGTTTGCCCAGCAAAATATTAATAACTCTCAAAACAGGAGTGAAGAGATTGATTAATCCCTGTCCGACTGTTGCTTTGAGAGATTGCAGCTGTAACTGCATCACTCGTACCTGGTTTGCCCAGCTGCCAGATGTTCGGATAAAGTCACCAGATGCGGCAGACAACTGTTTCTGTACAAAAGCCAAGCGGAGAGCCACTTTCTCCTGTTCAGTCATGGCGGATGTGGTTTTACCATAGCCATTTGCCAGCGCGAACTGGTCAAGCGCCGACTGGGTCATTACCACACCGAGGTCCTTGAGCGTTTCCGTTTCTCCCGTAAACACTGATTTCAGCTTGATATAAGCCAAGTCTTGACTAATGTTATAGAATGATGCTACGTCACCAGTCAGCTGCGTCAGAGCTGTTGACATGTCGTAAGCCTGTGCTTCGGAGAAACCGAACGACTTAGACATTGCTCCGAACGTTCCGACATACTGTTTTGCCATGGTTTCTGATAGTCCGGCAGAGGTCATGGCATTCTTTGCAAATTCATTGACCTTGTCCGACATGGTTGTAAATGTAACATCGACCACGTTCTGCACTTCGGCAAGGTTAGAGCCGAGTTCTACGCATTCCTTACCGAACTGCGTCAGTTTTCCAATCGCAAATGCTCCGCCAATCAGTACGCCTATTTTTTTTACTACGCTGCCAAGTCCGTTAAAAGACTGCCTGATTGCTGATACGCCGTTTTGCACGCCTGATGTGTCCATTCTGGTATCAATAATGACTGAGCCATCAGCAGCCATGTGTCCACCTCCTAACTATTTGAGGTTCAACATCTCATTCAGCTTATCTTTATAAGCTTGCTCCTCGTCGCTGAGACGTGTTTTTATGTCAATAATATTCTTGTTTTCCTGATAGAATTTCTTTTCCCATTTATCAAGTTTTTCGCCCTTTGCTTTTTTTGACCGGATTCCAACTACGGTGTTGAACAGGCACTCGCCAGATTCCATGAAATATCCAAAAAATGTCCACCAGTGCATATAAGGTACTGATCTGATTTCTTTACCAGCAACCTTGTTCACAGCCGGAACGATCATATCTCCATCCTGTTCCCAGTCCATCAAACGGGGTTTGGGCTTGTTCGGGATATCATCGAATTGACCACAATCAATAAACTCGCAAGCTTTCTGACAAACTTCTGTAAGATGTTCCAGGGGTATGCTTTGCCAGTCCTCAAACAGAATCTGCAACATAACAACTGCTTTCGCCTGCTCGTCCAGTTCTGGGTCATTCATGGCTATGAGAATATCAATAATCGCTCGAAAATCGGTTCTAATAGAAAAATCCACCCCACTTATATTGAGTGAGGTGGGAAGCTCATAGGCGGTCATTTTGCATACTTTTCCGTATACTTATTGACTGCTGCCTGCATTTTCTTTTTTCTCTTTTCAATTTCCGGTGCGATTGCTTCTGCGATCTTATCCAAAACAATGTAAGCGAACACCTGACCATTACCGAAAACAGTGGTTGCTGTGATCGGTTCCTTGAACAAGTCTTTTGATGCTTCATATCCAAGCAGATAGTTGATTTTGTCCTCAATCTGTTTATTCAGTTCTGCCATTTCTTTACCAGAAGTGACTTTCTGAATAGAATCCTTAAGCTGTTCAAAGTATTCTGCCAGTTCTTCTGCACGTGCTGCTACATTGATATCAGTCGGGTTCAGTTTGAAAGAAGAAAAAACTTCGTTTTCGTTGTTGGTAAATGTAAAAATGAGAATTCCATCATCAATTTTTGTATTAATTACTTTTGCCATTTAGCATATCCTCCTTGTGTATGTGCTTATTCGCTGTCAGCTGTGAATGTACTGGAACTGATGTCAAATTTTCCTTTTACGCGTTCGCCGGTATAGTTGACGGTAAATGGAATCTGATAGCCAGATGTATCGCCGCCGTAGGATGTCGGCACAACGTAACATTCCTGCTGATATGCTTCGTACTTGCCTGCTGTGGCTTCTGTCCAGAGATGAACCTCAACTGCTTTTGTCTTGAGGTTATCGTCTTTGAGACGTCCATCTACGATTTTCTGTAATGCTGTAAACAGATTAGAAGTAGTGTCTGCATAGAATGGATCAGCGTCAGAAGAAACTTCGTAGCCGTTATGTTTGAATGTGGATTCTCCAAGAATGTTTTTAGAGGTTTCGGTGTCTGGATTGAGTTCAACATTGTACTCTTCCAGATCTTTTCCAAGACGTTCATACTTCGGTGTCAGTCCTCCACAGAGAGAACCTGCATCGATATAATGAGCCATATATTTACGGTCAATTTTGCCTGTAACTGCCATAGAAATGTCCTTTCTGCCTATAACTTTTAAAAGGCTGTGTAGGTTAGCGACTATCTCCGATTGATAGCTGGTTGTTACTTGTTATATTACTTCATAAGTATTTTCGTAGCGTACCGTTAATGGTAATAACCAATCCTGTACACCACTCTCCTGTGGTTCTAAACCATAGGAATTATCACGGGTGATACGTTTTATCACTCGCCCCTGAGAAAGCTCAGGAAACGCATTTAAACGTGTCTCAGAGCCATTTATGATAACTGGTTCTCGGCATATCCATTTACCGAGATTATCTAGGAACTTCTGAACGGATAGCTTCTGCCTTTCCTTGTCGGATGCTGTGCGATATACCACGTAAAATGGGTACTGGCATACCTGGTGTATTACGCCACAAACATCTTCTTTTTCTGAATAAATCAAAGCTCCATTATCTGCCGAGAACGCAATTCCTGATTCCTTGCCAAGTTCTTCAAACTTGATTGTTTCATTTTCATACAGTCCCGGATACTGGTTCAGAAGTGCTTTCATGGCATCTGTCAGAATTTCGTATCCGGTTGCGTCTTTTCCGATAGGTTTATCTGCTATGCCTGCCACCTCCTGCCTGTGCTTTTACTTTGCGAACCCATGTGTCACCATATTGCCGTTTAGCGGCATCAAACCACTTTGCCTGTGCCCGTGGGTGAGCCTGTTTGGTGTATTCAAGATTTTCCTTTGCGGCTGTCCGACCAGAAAACTGACTAACGAGAACTTTCTTTGCTCCACGTCTTGCGTAGGGACTTCCAGTTGCTTCATCAACCATTCCTTTCCCCTCGTACAGAAAACGTCCATAAGGAGCCGCCGCCGCGCATACTTTCCCAGTTCCTTGTAAGGATGTACTCTCAACTCTTGTTCGGTTGATAAAGTCCCCTGTAATCATCGGCATAAACGGCACCATACTGTCCATAACCATTCCATCAAGGAGATACTGGGCTTCTTGATACTGCCTTGAGAACCTGTCCATATTCAGTTTGATTTTCATATCTCCATCGACTATGGAGAACCCTTTAAAATGATGAATTTTACTCATATCACTTACCCAGAATCTCAAAATGTGGAATCAGTGTATATGGACCGCCTACACTGGTAATCTTAAACACGTTATCCTTGTTCTCATTCATGTACTGGTAGAATCCATTCCGATAATCACTGTCAATTACCGTTCCACCAGTCCACTCACCCTCCCAGAAGAATGATTCATCTGAAAATGTAATAGTGTCTTCCAGAGCGTTGTTAATCTGCCTTTTCCACTCTTTAACTGGCACCCATGGGAGAATCTTGCCATTCTTGTCAGTAATGGTTATATCGCCATTCTGAACAGTATAACGAATGTGTAACTGCGCGTTGTCAGTCACGTCTGGTCCGTACTTCTTGAGGATTGCCCCCTTGTCCGTAATGAGATCAACGCCGGATAAAACATGAGGATACCAGTACGCATCTCCTGTCGTGGCTGATTCGTAATAGTCAAAAATCGTCACCGTTTTTTCGTACATGATACCCTCTCCTTAATTATTCTTTCTGCACTGTCTGCTTAATAACCTGATTCACGCCAGTTGCCGACAATCCATTAAACATACCAACTGCAACTGCTGTGATATAATCCGATGCCGGGAAATCTGGGATAACTCTCATCCCGACCGCTCCGAGAATTCCACCAATAACTGCCATGATTACCGGAATCCATTCATCAGAGATTCTTTTTGATGCTTTACAGCCCATTCCTACGATGTAGCATATCATAACGATTGCTATACATGAGCCTAATGTTGAAATGTCCATATAATCACACTCCTGCATATAAAACTGGTATTCCATCATCCGTCCTTACTCCCATCAGAAGCGGTAAAGCTGTCTTAAGAAGCAAGTCGTTCGTTTTCTGCGCATCTCCGGCGGCGGCATATACCGCACTCCATTCCTTTGCGCTTGCCCCAATCTGCTGAGGTGTCGCATAAGAAATAGATTCACTGCCAGAAGATACAGAGGTTACAATGCCTGTCGTGCTACCACCGGACCCGATTGCGGTTGACGCACCACTCACAGCGGCATTGGTAGCATTCTTTTCAGCAAGTTCAATTTGATACATTTTTTCGGCCAATGAACAGACCGCCTTTTTGATGCGCTTCTGAGAGCGTTCATCTGTCGGCAGTCCATTCGCCAGCCTGTCGGATGTCATTAAATCCACAAAATCACTGGCTTTTTCTGCCAGCCGTGGAAAGTCGGTTTCTGGCACGACTGAACCGAAATATGAAGTTGTGTAAAATTCATAATCTGCATAAGCCATGCCAGTTACCTCCTACGTTTGTCATTTTGCTGTTACGCTTGCACTTCCGGCATTCAGCGCTTTGTATGTTCCATCACACTCAACCACTGTGATCTTCTGTCCGGTTGCCGCTGTGATATCGGCTTTTCCATCCCAAGTACTCCAGTTTCTGAGATTCTGTCCATATCCAACAGTTACTGCATCTGCTGCAACTTTGTATTTATACACATTGCCAGCGTTTTCTTTAGCCGGATTTACAGTGATTTTTGTATCACCAGTTGCTGTTCCTTCCGCAGATGTTACTGTCAGAGTGCCGAGCGTTGGTGTTTCGTCAATGGTAATTACTGCAATTGCATCAATGTACTCTGCAAAAAGAGTAAGTCCCATAACCGCAAACGCTTCGGATACTGCTGTGTGGTAGTTGCCCTGTGTATGGAATCCGATCAGGTTTGTTTCGCCAGATACGGTATACACAAGACCTGCTCTCGCAAAGTCAGACTCGTTCGGGTCTACATAGTAAAGTACGATGTTCTCAACAGGGGTAGCAATAACCTGTCCTCTCGGAATCTCGCTGTCGGACAGTAAGAAGATTGTATTGAATCCCATAAAGTCCTTCATGTACTGGAATCCGAACTGATTCTGAATAGTGATCTCAGCTGCTCCGAGATATTCATATACGTCCAGAATGTTGACAAATCCAACAACGCCAGTCACATTTCTGTGCATCTGTTTAAATTTGTTTTCAACACGACCCTTAGCCATTGCCAGAGCCATCTGGAATGTTGTTTCTGTGGAAGTAAGTGTACCGGTTTTCAGATAGTCATAGAATCTGCCGGTAACATCAGTCTGAAGCTGGAAAAGAAACTCGTCATCAGTCATCTGAACAGCGTTCTCATAACCGTGGTCCTTGATTGCTTCGATAGATACAGCCTTTGCGTACTTTTCGATAGTCATTTCCGCATAGGTCTTTTCTTTTACGGTAAACTTGCTGTAAGGGATTTCCTCACCCTCACCAACATTTCCACGCTGTAAAATACCCTCTGCGTATTTGGACTTGAGTACAGCACCCGGCTGCTTTTTGATAGGTCTCATGATACCCAGAATCTCACGCAAGTGTTCCCAGTTTCTTTCGAATCTGGTAACAAAATCAATCTCACGTGCCGTTACCTGGATATCATTAGTCATAATAAGATTTGTTTTTGCTGGCATAAAAAATCCTTTCTACCCATAATTGTTAAGGTATTGGGTTAGCGGCTATACTCTGGTGTATAGTCGGTGTAAAAATCACTGGAATAACTGGATATTCTGAGCAATTGCAGCCTGTCTCTCGGACGGGTCTTTGATCGCTTCGATATCTTTTTTGGTCATACTTCCCGGTGTCTGCTGCTGTCCAACGTGAGTGGTAAATCTTGCCTGGTTCTGCTGAGCCTGCTGCTGAGATTCGTCCACAAAAGCGGATGCATCAGACTGTTTCATCTGCTCAATCAGATCATTTAATCCGAGAATTTTGCCGTCTTTCAGCTTTAATCCTGCTTCTTTGATGTCTGCCATGACTGATTTCTTTGCCGCTTCGCTGGAAAACTTAACGTCATCGAGTGCCGCTTTCAGAGCATCCGAGAAATCACGGTCGTAGATTTTTGCATTGAATTCTTTCTCTGCATCTGTCGCTTTCTGTTTCCAAGTCTCTAACTCGCTTTTAATATTTGCCGGGTCGATACCGTCAAAACTTTTTAAGGTTTCTTCTGCTGTCTCAGCACGTACTTTCCAGTCATCACGTTCTCCCTCGACTTTTGACAGAGTTTTTGCAACTTCCTTTGCATTCTTGTAATTCTCAGAAAGTGCTTTCTTAATATCTGCCTGCTTATCCTCAGGGATTTCAATTCCAAATGATTTTAATGTGTCAATAAGTTTCTGCATAACATCCTCCTGGTCGTGTTTATTGACCTGCCGCCGCAGGTAAATGGATTAAGCCAGTTAGACCACTGGCAAGGTAATCGGAAAGGCAGGAATCGAACCTGCGACCTCACATTTACAGTGCGATCTACCACTGAGCTACATTCCATGCCGCCTATAACGGCCAACCCTCTAAAAAGAAACTGGGGTGAATTTCACTTCTTTCGCTATAGCGTAAATCCACCTGAGACATAGACCACCTGTATACAAACAGCTTAACTCTAAGCGGATTAAAGCGGAGCGCCCGGAATCGAACCGGAGACCAGAGTGCGACTCTGTCAGTTTTCCACTAGCGTACATTCCACATAACCCGGATTCCCGGGTTAGCAAGGTGTTTAACGTGTCATGCCTGCCACGAGTTGTTTCGGATATTTATTTCTTTTTTAAAAGAAAAGTATGAATAACAAAAACCTTAATCAAGGAGGTGAGCCATCTTGCGTGCCAGATGGCAAATACGCACGACAGGATTCGAACCTGTTCAACTTTCCGTTAAAGCGTGCGTACCAGCTACTAAATTAAAGAAAGGAGGATTAAAACGAAAATGTCAAAAACAACCGTTTTACTTGTGCTTCCTGCTGCACAATTACATTATAACAGATTTCTTTTAACTACCTCTCTACCACTTTTGTGTTTTTAGAGCATATCACGGAGTTTTTCTACGTATCTCTTGACAAGATCACGTTCTTCCCGGCACTCTGCATCCTTGGACATATCACTCATTTCTGTTGTAAGTTCGTCCAGATGTTCTTCCAATGCGGCGAGCATCTTTCTTTTGCAGTCTTCAGACTTGCCGGAACGATAGCTCTGTTTCTGTGTCATATAGTCGTCATAAGCATCTCGTCCGTCAGAGCGGCTGTAATGTCCTCTAACATAATGCTCACCACGTCTGGCATAAGAACTGCCTCGGTCATAATCCGGCATCATTCTGCCGTCATTTGCGCTGTATCTCCCCATGCTGTCGCGCTTTCTTCCGCGTTCGCTGTAATCGTCATTGTATCCGCCACGCATCTCATCAAGGACAGTGTTATAGTACTCCACTTTCTTGTCCCAGTACTGCGTGTTCTTTATGTCTTTGTACATATCAATCAGTTTGTATGTCATTTCCAGATTTCCGGTAGTCAGTCCATTATCAGCGATTTTGGAAAGTTCATCTTCGATTCTTGCACATAAATCCTTAATATCTCTCATAATCGCACCTCCTATGCTTCTCTAGTCACGACAATATTTGCGTTCGCAACAGAAATAGCCTGATCGCTTGTGTTTTCTACCGCGATATTAACGCAGCATCCGCGAGGCACATCAATATAGATGCCAGAGGACACATTATTGTACTGATTTACTGCTGCCGGTGTGGAAATCATCTGGGAAGAAAGAACCGGCTCACCAGAGATTGCAATTGCCAGAGAAATAGCTCCGACAGTACCGCCTGTTGGAATTGCGATATTACCAGAAAAATCCACGAAGAATCTCGCTTTACACTGGTTAGTCAGTCCTCTTAGAGTGATGATTCCGCTTCCCTCTCTGTGCTGAATGCAGTTAGAACCCTTAACTGCTGTATTTGAAAATACTACGTTTCCATTTGCTGCTACAGTCTGAGCAGCTACACTTGTAAATTCTGCCATAATTTTTACCCCTTTCATATCACAAAAGGACAGGTCTCAGCCTGCCCCTCTGTGTAATACGGTATAAGCCGACATTCGAATCAATCGAAAGATACTCTCGATATGAAGTTATCAGCAATTGCATCCGGTGTTGCATCCGCATCCACATCCGTAATATGTGTTCGGGTTAGGAACCTGATATGCTGGAATCGGTGCTGGATTGATTGCATTAATGAGCTGCTGTGTCTGAGAAGCCATTGCAGTTGTGAGAAGTGCGCTCTGGCGATCCTGAGATGCAGCACGTCTGAGATCATTATTCTCAGCCTGCAGACTAGAAATCTTTTCATTGCAAAGATAATCTAAAACGGCTCTCGCATTTGCATTCTGGTTATCAATGATGTCTCTTGTGTTACTGTTCATGGTGTTCTGCAATGCACAGGTGTTCTGCGCCATATTGTAGTTTACGCCCTGGATTGCTTCTCTGGTCTCACAACAGCAATTCGCAAGCTGTGCCTGTAAAGCATTTGTATTCTGCATATTCGCTACAGTATCAGCATTGATCGCCTGCTGGATTCCAAAGCCGGTCTGCATGATGTTGGTGTTGATTCCGTTAAATCCAGTAAGCATACTGTTATTCATGGCATAGAATCCATCACAGAGACCGTTGTTGATTCCGTCAAGTTTGCTGATTACTGCGGAGTTATCGAATCCTCTCTGAATGTCTGCCTGAGTAGCTGCTGTGGCTGCGTATCCGCCGCCGTTGCCATTATTACCCCATCCGTTATTGCCCCATCCGAAGAAAGCAAAAATGAATAAAACAATAATCCACCAGCTACCATCTCCACCAAACATGCCGTCATTATTTCTACCGTTTCCAGTAGCAGCGGCAATATCTGCTAAGCTATAATTTCCATCCATAATATAATCTCCTTTTTTTGTGTATTTACATCAATCTGGCCAGATTGTAATGTACTATTTCATTCCTTTTAGCAGATTTTGAAACTGTCCTGCCATCTGCTGAACCTGATTAAGTTGCTGCTGGGAAATCTTCCCAGACTGTAACATCTTCTGAACTTCTTCCTTTGGATCTCCCTTAAAATTCTGTTTAAACTGCATAAACTGTTGTATCATCTGCATTGGTCCGTTTCCCTGCGGCATCCCACCACCAAGCGCGTTAAATAATGGATTCATATTTTCTCCTTTCTTTTATATAAAATTTATGTTATAATAATCCATATATAAATATGGAGGTTCTATATGAAAGAAATAAATATTATTGGTCAAAAATTTGGTCGTCTCACAGTTTTGTCGTTTTCACATTCAAAAAAATATAATAAATATTACTTATGCAAATGTACTTGTGGAAATACAAAAATAATTTTAAAAGGAAACCTACTCAGTGGAAAGACCTTAAGTTGTGGATGCTTTCAAAAAGAACAAGCAAGTAAGGCTAATACGCTCCCTGGAGATCGTTCTAGACTTCACGCAATACTTTCATGCATGATTTCCAGATGCGAAGACCCAAATAGTAATCGTTTTTATCGCTATGGTGCCAGAGGGATCACCGTTTGTAACGATTGGAAAAATGATCCCGAGTCTTTTTGTCTTTGGGCTTTAAGCAATGGATATTCTCCAGGATTAACCATAGACCGAATTGATAACAATAAGGGATATTCTCCTGACAATTGCAGATGGGTCACCACTTTTGAGCAATCAAGGAATACGTCCAAAAATGTCCTGATAACATACAAAGGAAAAACTCAAACACTAAAAGATTGGGCGCGTGAATTAGGCATAAAAAACACTACTTTACATAATCGCATTAACTATTATGGGTGGAGCGTTGAGAAAGCATTCACTACTCCTGTTCGTCCTTATTGACAAGCAACTGATTTTTATTTATCATTTCAAGAATATTGTTCTTGAAATTTTCAAACTCTTCTCTATTAACAAAATTATTTTGATCTGTTTTATTAAAGCTTTTCTGGCCTGTTATTTCACTATATTTGAATGTTCTTAAAGAGGGCATTCCGGATTGATCTGCTGTTTTTAAATAAAATATAGTATCATCACTGTCCATCAGTAAAACGCTTGTCCCGGGTGCTACCAGATAGGATTTTGCACCCACTTCGCCAGATACCCACAGAATGCCACTATTATTCTGCTGTGGTTGCTGTACTGGTTGAGCTGGCATCTGGACAGGCTGTTGCTGAAATTGGTTCATCTGTCCCGGAACACCAAAACTATATTGATAAGGATTGTTATATAATGCCATCTTATGCACCGCCTTTCTAATTATATTTTTGCATAGATGTATCAATCTAAAAAGTTCAAAAAAGTATCGAAAAAGTATTGTGTAATAACGCACATAGATTTATAATTGAGAAAAAAGGAGGGATTAACATGGCAACAGAAGCGCAGAAAAGAGCGGTAAGAAAGTATGAGAACAGCAACTATAGGCTAAACATTGTCTTTCCAAAAGGAACTAAAGAGAGGATTGAAAAGCTCGGTCTTGGCAAGAGCAACAGTGCCTTTATCAGGGATGTTGTTCTGTCAGAGCTCGACAGGCTAGAAAAAAAATAAAAATAACGCACATATACGCTTGACATATAACGCACATAGATGTATAATAAAGACAGTTAAAGAAAACCAATTACACAGCCCCTACAAGGGGCGGAACGGAGGAAAAAAGATGAGAAAATTTGAATTGAAACAGGTAGCCCGAAACAATTCCGAAAACTTCGGATGTGCCAAAGTTACAGCAGCTTGGCTGTGCGGCACAGAGTCCCAGAAAGAGGATTTTATAAATTCTCTGGGCGAGAACTGGGTGAGAATCCCGGCGGAACTTGTTGACGAGACCACCGAGCAGAATTTTATTTCTTACGCTCGGGCATAAGGAGGAGGGAAAAGAAGATGTTAGAAAGAAAAATTGATCGAGCAATTGAGAAAGAAGCAATAAAAACCGGGAAGATGGGAACCGAACTGGTGACCGTAGAAATGGCACTGACAAGTGGAGAAATCGAGGAGTTTAGAAACCTCGAAAAATATGACAGCGATCATTATTTTTGGGAAATCGAGGGTAACACCCTTAGAATTTCCTATACAGAAGAAATTTAAGAAAACGCCCGGAACTGTTCTTGAAATAGTACTGAATAAGTGCAAATTTTAATATTTCTATTTTGGAAAGACGCAAAATAAGCCCCTGAGAGATAATCCTGGGGCTTTTATTGTCGTCTTAACACACTTTAATTATTTTATTATTCACCCTCCGGCTTAATCGCTTCGCCGTAGATATACTCACATTCATCTGTTCAGCACAATATTCGAGCGTATATTCCTTGCATCTCAATCGGAATAGTTTTTCTTCATCCGGTGTAAAATTGCACTCTATCAAGAATCTGTCTATATCTTTCTTTGTGAACACATATAACTTCATGAGCATACCCCTTATTAATGCAATTAACGTTGATTCTGTGCAAGATAATTTGTAAGCTTCTGTTTTGTTTTTTTTAATTCCTCCACATTATTCCCACTGATCTGACTGTCCAACATGGTCGACAACACTTCCAGAATCAACGAATCACGTTCTGCAATCCTCTGAAGACTCTCGTAATCTCGTTTATCATGTTCTTCCAGTGTTTCTACTCGCTTATTGAGCCGGAATGCCGGAGTAATCCACTTAAAGATCACAGCTGCTGCCCCTCCGACAATAGACACCCCTCCACAGATAGAGAGGAAAATCTGTACAAATTCTGATATGCTCATTTATTCTCCTTTTCCCAGTAATATACCGGAATCTCATTACCGGAATCCCATGTGTCAAAATATTTGCCATCTTGTACCGTCACTACATGACCGTCTATGCAGAGGATGTATGTGCCTGTCGGATGGTCTGCGCAAAAGTCGTTGACTGTATAGATATATCGTTCTGACTGTTCAATTAGCTTACGTCTGTACCCACGTTTATAGAGATACGCGCCCCAAACGTAATTAGCTGATGGCATATCCGACAGAGCACACGCCTGTATCATTAATCCGGCGAATACTGTTTCCCAGTCGAACCCGGTTGCTTTACATATTGCCCGGACAGCACAATCTCCGACTCGATTCCCGGCAGGATTCGGATTGTAATATTCCCATCTATCCATTAGTCAATCCCCTTTGCTGTCTTATATCTCTTTGCCGCTCCTCTGGCTTTAGCGGCGTTCTGGCGGTTCCACTTCGCTATCATGAGCCGGTCTTGCAGTTCTCTCAGGTTATTCTGCTTGCAGTAATCTTTGTATGCAGCATTTTGTTTCTGTAAAAGATAAGACTTCCGGTCAAGGTCTTGTTGGAGTGCAAATCTTGCCTGTTCATCCTTGCAATTATCAACCGCCGCTTGCATTCCGAGAACTTCACGCTTCGTTTTGCGGATTCTTCGTTCATAAGTACGTTGCCGCTGTTCTTTTTCGTACTGTTTGCCTTTGTCAGCTTTGTCCTGTGCTGATAGTTCTGCATAAGGATTAAATTCTCCGTCACTGGCTCCGAAGCTATGCCTACAGTTGACGCCTGACAGTCCGCTTGCCGTTCCATATCCGGTCAATGAAAAAGGTGGAAATTTTTTACTCTTGCCAGAACGAGAGTATATCTTGCCTTGCCACCATGAGTGGTTTCCGGGATTCTCACCGCCGTCACCTGTTCTGGCTCCTATGTGTGCACTGACCAGAACTAAATCCCAGTCCATTTCTTCCATGCGTTTGAGAGATATATCTCCCGTAGCCTGAGCCACACCAGTTCTGACAGAACGTGCAACTGCGGTTTCGATTGTGTCTTTTCTGCCAGATGGATATGTGACAGTAACACCATCTGATACAACGTTATTGACTGCCTCTTTGATGGCTTGCGTATACCCAACTGCTCCAGTCATTACATGATTATAGGCAAGGTCGCATTGTTCGATATAGAGCCTTTGAGCGGCACTTGCAGTTGTTCGTGTGAAATTCTTCCACTCTCCCATAGTTGCAAGCATATTCCGCTCCATGAGTCTTATCATAGCCGGGGATTGTTCGAGCGGTACAGGGCTTAATCCTGCCGCCTTGTATATCTTATCATCATAGTTCATCGCAGTGATTCCGGCATCCTCAAACGCTTCAAGAAGCTCCTGTCGTTCACGTTTAGTGTATTTGGATAATTCTGCCAGAATGTCCTCTAGCAGTTCGCTAGATTCTTGTAGTGTTCTAATTCTCCACGCATCGGCATTGGTTAGAATATAGTCCTCACCTCTGCCGATTCTTGCCATCATCCGCGACACGATTTCAGAGATGATATACTGATGCAGTTCTTCGGCAATCTGTTCACTGCCCTCTGTTATCCGGCGCAAATATTCAGGACTAAGCATAGTATATCACCTCTTTCGTCAAAAGTCGTGGTACATATTTTTTTGGCATTTACTGGTTGCTAAAGTCAGATTCAGTTAATTAGTTGATGGTATTCTTTATCTTTGAGTTTTCCGCGTTCCTTTGCCTGCTCTACCATTTTCAGCCAGCCTTCATGGTTATACATTTTCTTCATTTTCAATAAAATTCTGTACATCTTCCTCTTCCTCCTCTTCCGGAATATAAACATCTGTCATTGCTGCCAAATACTGAATTGTTACCTTCTGATTCTCAATTATTTCACGCTGCTTTTCCACTTTTGCCTTGAGGATTTCTATTTCCTTTTCCTGCCTGATAGACAGTATCCTTTTTATGAAGAACATTTTTATTCGCTCCTTTCCATAGTTCTTTACAATTTTGCGCTCTCCGCATCCGCGGGTGCGCCGATGAACATAAGCGGGGCTAGCCGATACGCGGAGTCGCTGCCGCCGTTGTAGACGCTGCCATTGGGGCTCACAAACCAGGCGTAGTACGCGTAGTCGCGATACGCCGAACGCAGACGGACAGACTGAGTGCTTGTTGGATTTTCAACAACGAATGTTTTCAAAATCTCGTATGTCTGCCACCATTGGAATTTTTTAGCCGTTCCGTTGAGTTCTTTGTAGTATTCATGGGCTTCCCCTTCTCCTGCAGCCTGTGGTTCTATGTACATCTGTTCCAGAGATATCAGGGTGACTTTGTCGTATGTAATGTCCTTGACCTGTTTCTGTCCGGTTGCTGTAACTGTATTGCAGTACGTTACAACTTTTACTGGTTTGAGCACTGCCAGCAGCTCTGGATCCATACCGCAGAGATAGCCGTCAATCTGGCTGAGCTGATCTGGTGCAATGTCCCACTTGGTCTGTGCTGTCCACCATTTGCCTTTTGGCTTATCGCTGTTCAGGTACTGTCTTATTGCACTTGTGGCATACCGGTTATCACCATACGCCATCTGCTGAATCCCGTTCAGATTTTCGTCGCCGTATGCGGTCATGACTCCCAGCAGGGTTCCTTCCTGTCCTTTGTTTACAGCGGAAACCGTTTCAAGGACTGTCTTGCTGTCTGCCGAATATACATATACTCTCCAGTTCGTCTGTGGCTGATCTGGTGCTCCGTAGAATCCTGCAAGTTTTCCTCCTGCCGGTACATCCTTGGTTAATGTAAAGTTCCAGTAATCTCCTTTAGTTACATATCCTTTATTTCCCCATGTGTAGTCGAATTCAACGCAGTAGGTACCTGCTGTCATGCCCTCATCAGAAACGTAAAATGCCTGCTGATGCGAGAACTGCACGCCTTTCAAATGAGCATATACCGTCTGTAACCACATTCCATTGACAGTGGTTCCGTCCTCTAGTTCTAATCCGTCCTCGAAATGGTTAATTCTAAGTGGGTTGTCATATTCCTTATTGGAATTGTTTGTATCTTTCCAGATATTGCTGAACTTGTCTCCTACTGTATACATTTCCTTATAAAGCTTTGATTTGATTGCAAGTACGACCTGTTCCCATGTCTCAGGGAAATTTGTGCCTTTTATATATTCTTTTAAATTCGCAAAATCTTCCTTTAGTGAAGCGACATTCTTTTTGTTCTGCTCGATCTGCTGCACCTGTTCTGTCGTGGCTCCGGGCTTGACCGGATTCTTTTCAAGGTACTCATTTACTGCATTCTTGATTTCTTCCGGCGAAATCTCACCGCCAATTCCTTTTAAGCATAATTCGTATAAATACTTCTCTTTTCTTGTAATAGGCTTCGGGAGTTCGCCCGTGTAATCACCTGTCAAGTACGCAAGATATTTTTCTTCCCTTGTTACTGGTTTGTCTGCCATCTTTTTACTCCTCTCCAAATAGTGTTGGTTCGTCTGGCTGAGCTTCTTTAACCATTGCTCTGGCTTCTTCTTCGGTCATTCCTTCAAACTTCACGAAATACAGCCATGCCGGAACCTTGCCAGTAGTCACATATTGCCACCATCTTGCACGGTCGTTTTCTCTTACATAGAGAATGTCTCCAAAATCATAATTGACCTCGTATGCTCCGACTGGCGCAAGTCCGTACAGGTCAGCGTAAACGTTCAAAGCGTAGATAACTTCATCCAGACAGGATTCCAGTTTGTCTCGAACATCTTTAATGAACTGTACCGTCCTCTGCTGTTCTGCTTCTACTCCTGTAGCCGTCTGAATACCGCTAGATTCGTTAAAAACAAAGTATCCGTTGGAGAATCCAATCTTGTACCCTAACTGGCTTAAAAGGGCATTTATACCGCTTATACGAGTGTCCGTGTTGAGCTGCGGATTGATTTCCTGATAAAACTCTTTCTCGTCCTGTCCGAATACATTCTTGACAAAGTGCGGTAAGTTCATCTCATTGCGTCTGTTCTCCATGCCCTGTGGTGACATGGCTGCTACAGGTGTGCCACTTGGCGTCAGCAGTCTATCATCTGCCAGAACAATCTTCTGAGAATCGAAAATCTCTCCGGCATTTCGGCTGTATGCAATGTCGAGGTCTTTTAGTTCTTCGATAGCTTCGGCAAATATTGGCAAGCTCAATGGTGCATTAATATCCACGTTATTCGCTTGCGGTGTCCGCAATACTCCATATAGCGGTCCGTCCAGTTTCTCACCGTTTGCCTTGAGAATTGGTGGTGTATCTGCCATGAGGTCAGCCCATTTGGTCTGTTTAAGGTCAATCTTATCTCCGATGCTCTGAGGAGATTTTGACACATAGGCCCTGTTTGAAACATAGTACGGATAGGTTGTTACGCCGTCCACGGTGGTCTCAACAAACCTATGATATTCAAGCCGTGTATAGTATTTCCGTCCAACAGTGTAAGAATCCTTGAATATAATCCCTTTGATTTCCTGATTATCATAATCCACAATCATCACATCTGCCGGAGTAAATATGTCAAGGCTCTCGCCATTCGGCTTAATGAACACGGTTCCATAAGCACAGCCGTATTCCACCCAGTGCCGAATCTGGAAATATACTTTGTCGATCTGTTCCTGAAGCCATGTTGCCCTTGTGGAACCATCAATCTGAATGCCGATCGCCAGTGTTACGAGTCTGGCAGTCTCAGAACACACAGATTTAGCAAAATTAATTGTCTTGATATTATTCTTATCATCCAACCATTCCGGTACTCCTCTGTAAATGTTCGCGCACCGGTTGATCAGTGATTCCATTTCCGGGAACTCTGCTGCCTGGATATTAAAGTCCTCTTCGGCTTGTTTTTTGAATATCATGTTAAACCACCTTTTTAGTGTTGTTATAAGTCCCATTTAATCACCTGAATTAGCTGATTTCAGCACATTTCTGATAAACTCTATGTCTTTATTGAAATTCTTTATATCTTCGTTCTGTATCTTTGCTGGTTTATCATTCCACAATTCTCTTCCAGCTCTTTGCCCTTGGAAGAACTGGAATTTGTCCAGAATTTCCAAACATTTAAATATGTTTTCTTTGCTATTCATTATGCGCTGTACCCCCTTCTTCTCCACATTTCCTCAGTGGCGTACCTGCAAGCATCTATAAAGTGATTATCTTTGTCGGGATAACCGCTTATAATGTTTCCGTCCTTGTCTCTCTCGTATTCGTACTTCTTGAACTCTTTTAAGGCTTTTGGTGTTCTAGCAATGTCAAACACTAATTTTCTTTTTTGCAACCACTTCATTGAGTACTCAACACTGCCAGGTCCCTTGATTGCCCCTCTTGCTGGAAGCCCTGCGTCCCTGTAATCATTTACAGATTTATTCTCAGCACTGTCACAAGTGATCACATAGTCATCATAACCACGCTTCTTGATTTCGGAAGCAGTCCAGTCATTTGACTTTTTGTTTTCGCCAATTTCATCGAGAAAATAAATTGTCTCTCTTGCATGGTCATAATAGAGCCGCACAAATGCATAAGGATCTGGGAACCACCCCCAGTCAACACCCTGATAGATTCTATCAAAATGGCTGATTTCTTCGTCTGTAATAGTCCGCTCTTCGATATATTCAAAGATATTTCCACCATTTCCGTTGGCATGTCCTAAATACTCGTTGTCATAAGCGTCTGGATTTACTTCTTTTAGATGTTCAGCATCTGCAAGAAATACATCGCCAAGCCACTCCTGTTCAATTCCTAAATCAAGGTATGTGCTATGCACAACCATTACATTTTTATCTTTTTCTTCTGCTTCTGCTGTATATTCATTCGCCCAGTTATTCTTACTCCTAGGCGGGTTGAACGATTTGAACTTATATGCTTCATTTCCACCTCGGATAGCAGACTGCTGGATATTACGGATTTCTTCTGGTCCGGCGAACTGGTCAAGCTCCTCAAACCAGACAATACCGATATATCCAAACTCTGGCTTGATAGATTTAATCTTTAACGGATCGTCAGCACCACGAAAGTAAATCTTCTGTCCAGTGGGCTTATACGTAATCTCCATAGGAGATACCTTGCACGTAAATTCCTCATTTAGATTTAATTTATCAATAGCCCATTTCATCTGAGCATAAACAGAATCTTTGATAGTGTTTCCGACTTTTCGCAGAATCAGAGCGTGCATGTTCAGATTATTCTTCAGCAGTTCCGGTATAATCAATGATGTTGTCGATGACTTCATGGATCCACGCCCGCCGGGGAGAATGTATTCGCTATGTTTCTTTTTCCGGATATCTCTAATCATTTTATGAAATACGTCCGGGACAATATCCAGATCAATGTGATATTCACCTTGTGATCTGGCTTTTTCTTCTGCTTTCTGCTGTTCTTCTCTGGCTTCTTTTATCGCAAGTGTTTTCTCCAGATCATTCATGGATTTCAGCTGATCGGAGAAATCCGGAGCAAATCCGAATGAATCAGTCAGCTCACCTCTTGCGATCATGGAGCGGCGCTGCTGAATTTCTGCCAGAGACATGATGTCAGTGCCTTTTTGTTTTTCGATGAGAGACTGCTTTTCGGCTATATATGCAGAAATGCAACCTTTTTCCAACAGTTTTTTTGTCGCGTTTCTAATGATTCCATTAGAGTATCCAGCTTTCCTTGCGGCATTAGATGCATTTCCGCCATTCTTTATATATTCATCTGCAAACGCTTTCTGCTTAGGCGTTAAGTCCATCTAATCACCTCTGTCTATCCTCATTTTCTGACTGCCTCCCATATTTCTTTTAGGCACATGACCACATCATACTGGGATGCAGTTCGTAATATTTCATAATCACAATCTTTCCATTCACCCCTTTTTGTGAGGTGAAGTGTAGGTGTTGATATAATTATTACTGTTATCAATCGTTCCTGCTCATGGCTGTAGAATTGCGATGTTCCGATTTTTATGATTAATCCGGTGGATAATATAGCTTTTTGGAGTTTTCTCGTAACTGCTTTTAAGTTCACCATATTATCACCTCAATTCAAAAAAGTCCCCAGTATAGCAGTTATATACAAATATAATACCACACTGGGGAGTTTTAGCTCTCTACCACTTTTATAAATTTTTAAGTTTTTTAAAGTCTGCCAATCAATTTGGCCAGATGATAATATTCCGCCATGACCTTGCGTTTGTAGCCGTAAAAGTCATTCTCCGTTGCAGGAACTGTCCTGATCTTCTCCATTGTCCGATAGCCGATGCTGTTGACGATACTGTCGTAGATTTGTGATTCGATGCCGGGCGCATATTTGATAGATACCTGTAACAGATTATATTTATCGCTCTCACTAAGATTCCGCAAGTGACTTTGTAATGTCGGTATATCATCCGGCGGCACTCCGTAATCAATCAACGTCGCATTTCTCAACTTCATTTACTTCACCTTCTTCATTCAAACTCCAGTCACATGGTATGCCTTGAAAACATTCTGGACAGTGCTCGTAGAATCCGCAACCTTTGCAATCCGCTGGCTGTCCAGTGCAATATTGCTGTAGTACGTGGTATGCTGATATAGCAAGGTTTGGCGTTATGTCTGGTGTAGGTTTGCTATTCATTTCTTCATCTCCTCCAGTTTCTTTACCGTTTTCCTGTAATCTCTGTTTGCAGACCGAAACATCATCAGAAGTATTTCAGATACAGGCCTCGCTCTGTTGGCTCGTTTGGCTTTCTTGGCACATATAAGTTCGTTTCCTTCTGGGACATATATTCCTACATGATACGGGATTTTCAAAGATACTGTTGCAGCTAATTCCCCTGGCATAACCAAATAATTGTAATCTCCAATGAAATTCAATCCATGGCCAGATTTGAAATCTTCAATAGATGACTTGATTTCATAGCAATAGCAATCACCTTTTTCTATCCCGGAAACACTATTGTTCACTGGAACAAATTTCATATAGTCCACTCTAACTGCATGGTTTGTAGAATAATCAAACGTCACCTCTTTTGCCCAGTAGATACGAGGATCGTTGTTCGGATTGATTTTCTTTTCAATCATGGTTGATAATTCTGCCGTAATCTCAGGCCTTGTCATTTTTCATCTCCTCCAGCTTCTTCACAGCTTCTTCACGGGTGAGAAATACTATTCTTCCAATATCTTCTAAACGGTAGCAACTTTCTCCCATATCTTCTTTGCCTATTGTGTCAAACCTTACAGCACGTTCATTTTTGCAACAGAGAAAATGAATTTCTGAAACAGTCATCGGAATAATCGGTTGCTTGGCTCCGGAATTCACTCTATAAACCGTATCTCCAACCTTACACGGCAATCTCACAAGCAATCCCTGTTCTTCTAAGTCTTCATAAACAGCAAGTTTCGTAAGAATTTTATCCGCAAACGGTTTTAATAATCCATCCGTAATTTCTTCTTTTGCAACTCCTGTACCATCAACATTTCTTTCTCTTTCTGTTAATCTCTCCATCTACTTCACCTCTTCCAACTTCTCGACTGCCAGCTTCAATGATTCTAAAAATTCATCATTTAATGCTGTGTGATCTGGATTCTCGATAAATTTCTCAATCGTGCTAATTGCTTTCTCTTCGGGTGAAGGGGCTGTAAGTCTTATTGATTTTGCAATTTCAAGAACTTCATCTATATTATCTTTCCAATCACATATATCACACAAATGCTTCTTGCACCTAGTATTGCTTTCGCTCAATACGCATTCTGAACAGTTACATCCTCTACAATTGCATATATCTGCAATACGATTAGCAAACTCTCTTGCCGTCATTTCTTTTGTCCCGAGGAGTTCTGAAGCTTCGTAGAAAGCATCACACTCTACTCCGATACGTACGCTGTGCACCACATCTTTGTTATTACAAAATTTTAAAATATCTGGAAAATGTTGTCCTGGCAATGGTTTACAATTGCCTTTCGAATACCAATGAAATCCCTGTTTCTCAGCTTCTTTGAGAAGCATTTCATTTTCTTCTTCTGTCTTAACCAAGATACATGTATTTCTTAAATCAACCATCTACTTCACCTCTTCCATCTGACTTTCTACAGTATCTGCGAGTAACTCCAAAGACTTAATAAATGAGTCCGTCAAGGCTGTTCTGTCTGGGTATTTAGTGAATGTTCTGACAAGGTTTACTGCGTCCTTGATTTTTTCTTCATCTTCGACGATTTCGGATGCTTCATACACTGTCTTTTTAACATAGTTGTAAGTAACAATCTTACTGTCGTAAAAATTCAATATGTTTGGAAACGGAATTACGATAGGGTTTAAATGGTTTTCTCTCGCCCATGTGAATCCCTGAAGCTTTGCCATTTTCAGAACACTCAAATATTCTTCCTGTGTCTTTACAAACACGATTTTTCCAGTTAAAATAATCATTTCTCCACCTCTTATCGCTTACTTTTTATCGCTTGTTTTCATCGCTTGTTTCTGTAATTTCTCTCAAGCAGGCATTCCAACCAACCGCAATAATATCTTTTTGTGATTCTACATTGTCATTCGGAACGATATACTCTTTTTTCTCCGGCAATGGCTTCAATGGACACCATTTAGGTCTTGATTTGCTTTCGTAATCATAATGTTCTTCTGTCATCAGAATTACATCATAATCTAAACAATCAGCTAATTCACAATAACCCACATATTCAAGTTCACCGCAGTATGAAGTTCCGAACGGGCAATCATAGCAATTTTCTGGTGTGTCTATCACTAATACTGATTTACTCATTCAACTCCACCCTCCTTTTACAATTTCTATTGCTCTGTTCAGTCCAGCATTATATCCTTGATGTACGTCAGATAAGATACATTCCGATTCAATGAATTTATCTCTTTTCAACTCACCAACAACCTTGTCCACATCAAAAGCTGTCGGCTGTTCGTCAATAACTGCACCTATTGCAAAATCCATATCCGAATTTCCAAGAGAGTCAATTATTTTGTCTGCATCAATCAGTCTGCTCATATTCTATTCTCCTAACTGTTTTAAAATTTCTTTTGCAATTTTATTACTTTCCTGCATGGAAACTCCCCATCCATTATATTTTCTGTGGCATTCATCACAGTTCCATTCATCACTATCACTTTCTTTAATTTCGCTATTGAATCTGCAATTATCGCAATACATATGATCGAGAGTGCTATAAATGATGCTTGCAATATCGTCTTGTTTGCTATTAGCATCGTCTACGTGTTTCTGCTTAGTTAAATATTCAAACGCTCTCAGCTCATTTTTCCCGACCCATTTAATCCATGCACCGCAATCCCCGCAATACAATCCCGTATTATTCCCAACTTTCTTGACAAAAAGGTTTTTACTATTGCACTTTGGACATTTATATTCTTTCATTTATTTTTCCTCCCATACTCCCAA